TTGCATTTCTACCGTCCGTTTATTTTCTTGATTCGCTGGGAACGCTCCCACATCTCGCGGCAATCATCCACTTCCGGGTCGCAAAAGACTCCTTCCACGGGTGTACCGCAGAACAGACATCTGCCGCGAGTGTAGAGTTGCTTCTTGAGAGTCCCTCTGACCTCAGTCACAATGTTTTCTGCGTAGTCTCCGGCGAGATCGGCTACATCTGCCATTCTTAACTGCTCCTAATTGGTAATCACGACGCGCGCGATATCGGTTCGTACTTGGCCGCTGACCAGAGGATTGAGTTTGTAGATCACTTGCACGTGCAGAGTGTACTCGCCCGGTGGCAGCGAACTCGGCATTCGGTAAGAGGTTCCGCCCATGAGCGTCATCGGATTTTCCGCCTCGATGATGGGCCACACATAGACGTTCGCACCTCGTGCATCCCGGAGCACAGCCATGAATCGAGCTCGCATGACCTGGGCGTCCAGGACGATGGGGCTGGTTACTTGGAAGGACTCTCTGAGACCCTCCTTGACAGTGATGGTGGGGATCGAGTTCTGCTTGAGGGCGATGTTCTCGATCGGGGGTCGCTGAGTTGCCATGACCAGCGTGGCACCGAAGATGGCGGGCACGCAGATCATAGAAGCTACGCGGAACACCTTCTCGACGAACACAGACAGAATTGCAGCCTTGTGAGCACCAATCACTTGGGCAATGGCGCACTCGATATGGGTCGGGTGATGAGGTATTGAAGTAGGCGGGTTCATCTTGAGGCCTGAGGGGTCAACCTTCGGGATGTGGGCATCCGGGTATCCGTCGCCCAGTCGCCCAGCACACTTTTCACTTCGGTGATTCGACGGACGGTTCATGCCGCAACTCCTCAGTCGTAAGTGGTGGGTGGGGAACGCCGTATCGCGATCTGAATACGTGCATGAATTCGTTCCATACGCGCGAACCCATCAAGCCTGATACCCCAATCAGAAATGCCATCAAGGGGCCGTTGATGTTCTGCCACTGGCACAGCCAGAATGTGAGCAGACCAGTGAAGCCACCGCTGAGGGCCTCAATAAAGAGACGTCCCACAGCGAACCTCTCCATGCTGTTCAGGTAGCGGATGGCTGCGGCTACCGCTGAAAGCCCTATGACCCACAGATACGTGAGCATGGGGTAGTCAAAGGGCTCTTTGCTGTTCATGTCCATAGACTGTACATCCTGAATCTACGATCCCCGCGGACGCCATGATATGACGCACACGGGGATCGGGCCGCTACGAAGCCCGTGGCGGCGTGGCGGGGTGTAGAAAGAACACGAACTCACGTCGGCTCCGCCTTGGCGAACGTCAATTCCGCTCGCACGGGGTTGACCCTCGCGTTGGTAATCTTCCAGCTTGTGATGGGACTGTCGATGAAGAACGCGCTGCTTACGGGGACAGTCACAGTTTGCGGAGGACCTCCCCCTATACGCGGGTAGGTCACCGTCAGATCAAGCGGGGCGCTGGTCCATAGGAAGAGAAGATTGCACGCGCCGCCAGTCTGCTCCTCCCCAGGCCCCAGGTCCAAGCGCAGGGTCACGATGTCCTGCGTGTTCTGCCACGCAGACATGTATGTGCCGATGTTGGTGGAGAGTTGGCTGATGCTGCTCTTGACTTCGAAGCGTACAGATGCCGCGTAGGTCTGGGCGACAGGCCCTGTATAGATGTTCACGGGTGGATCCCTGCAATTTGATGAGTGCCTGGCGAGACCTTATAAAATTGCCCGGCATAGTAAATAAGCAGTACCCAAGGAGTACTCAATGATCATCAAGCCCGAAATGGCGCCTCGTGAGTTCGACGTGCCGTGCATCTACCGCCAGACCAGCGTTCGCCGCAGCGCGGCCCTCATGTTTGACCCATTCGTCCTCGTCAGCTTCGCAGCCACTGCCGCCTCCTACGCACTGGAAGCCTACGACTCGCAGGACAAGATTACCGAGTATCTGCGAGGCGAGTTCACGCGCCATTACGGCGGGGGCATCACGGTCGACCCCGTCTTCGATTTCCAGGGCAGTTGCGTCGCCATGGACCTCATCATTGGGGCTCCGCTGCCCTTCAGCCACTCGATAGAGGTGCAATGATGCTCCTCTTCGCGGCTGACGGCAACTTCTATCTTCACAAGATCTGGTTCACCATCTCCAACAAGCACAAGCTCAAGAAGGAGGTGCTCGGCCGCATCATGGCCAAGAAGATGTTGGACTTCATCTGTACGGACTACAACAAGCTCGGGGCTACTCACTGCGCGGTAGCTTTCGACGGGGGACAAAACTTCCGCTACAGCTTGTACCCAATGTACAAGGCGAACCGCAACCCCGACGGTGACGGCGGCAAGGCCCGTGAGAGGGGCGAGGACGGTCTAGGTAGTAAAGAGCTCTACCAATATCTGCCTCAGGTCATCAAGCTCCTCAAGAAGGCTGGCATCCCAGTCATACAGCATCCGAAATACGAGGCCGACGACATCCTGGCCTCACTGGCTCAACTACCTACCAATGTCGTGCTCGGCACCCGGGACAAGGACTTGTTCCAGATCCTCAACAAGCACACGAGACTGTGGTACTCGGAGAAGGGTGTCGGTCACTTCATCACTCTCAAGGATGCCCTGCAGAAGTGGGGCCTCAAGCAGTCCCAGTTCATCGACTACCAAACCCTCCTAGGAGACCCCGGTGACAATGTACCGACGATACCGTTCCGCAAGAGGACGGGACCCAAGACCATCCAGAAGTTGCTGGTTGAGCATGGCACTATCAAGGGTATCTACTCTAATGGCACTCCTCAGGAAAGGAAGGTCCTGATCGAGCACCAGAAGCAGGTAAGGATCAACCGACAGCTTGTGAGCATGGTCACTGATGTGTTGCGGCCCAAGCCGTCCCAGCTGAAGATCAAGAAGGTGAACCCCGAGCCCGGTTGGCCTGCTTCCTATCTAGCCCTATCTGATGGGGATAAGCTGTTCGGCAGCACGAAGTCCAGCACCCTTTCCGGGTTGCTACGCAGACGAAGGTAGCCCAAATGAAAAGCCCCTCCCAGGCGTGACCCTGGGAGGGGCTTTTGCTATGCGGATAGGGTGCAGATCACAAGGCGTTGATCTCGTCGATCACTTCGGACAGATAGTCCGGAGCGATGCTGTACAGCGCCGTGTAGAACTTGCGCATCTTGTCCTTGTCGCTCTCGCTGATAGTGGCAGCAGCCATGCGATAGATCTCGGGGTCGAGGTCCACCTTGTGGGCCGACAGCATGGTGCGAGTGCTGACGACGCGGGGCGCTGACGACTGCACGCTGATCAGCTCAACGTTCTGGTTGGCTTGCGAGGTCTTGGTCACGAAGCCGTAGTCCACGTCACCAGTTTCCGTGACGTAGGCCACCAGAGCCTCTCGCTCCGGCACGGCCATGTTGACCTTCGCCAGACGCGGGGCCAGTTCGGACTCGTTGGCGGCAGCGGTCACCAACGACGACAGATCCTCTTCCTGGTGGCGGACGAGATATTTGCCAGCGGAGCCCGTCTTGAGCTCCCACACGGACTGGTCTTCGTTGTTCACCAGGACGTTGGAATTGGTGGCGAGAACCGCGTGGTACGAGGCTTGCAACTCGTGGTTGTCCACTTCACGCACTTCCGATACGGATTTGACGAATGCGACGTAGAAATCGCCCACTTCCGAAGCCTGTACCTTGGTGAGGGAGCCTTCGACCAGAGCACCTTGGCCTTGCAGCTTGGCGCAGACGCTTTCAGCGATGTCATCGGCATCCACGTTGCCAGTGGTGGAGATCATGACCTTCGCCAGATTGGCGTTGATCATGACCGCTTCGTTGATGTTGATGGTACGTGCGGAGAGACCTTGGAGGTTCAGCATGATGGTGTTTCCTCTAGAGGAGATTGGAAGACTTACCCGGCCGGGGTTTTAGATGTCTTCGTGGTCAGTGTAGGCGAAGGTAGCTTGGGCAGTCACCACAGTTGAACCGTTGGAGCCGTCCATGCTCTGGTCGTTGAACGCAGTCAGGAAGACGCGATGCAGCTGGATGGTGCGGACCACCGAAGGCTCGTCGTTCCAGAGAACGATTAGCGGTTCGGTCATGTAGTCCGCAGACAGAAGACCCTTGTTGGTACGCCAGTTGCGCATCCGATCCTTCCAATTGCGCATCCCGTTACGTACGGACCAGGAGATGGACTCGACGAAGGTGACGTCCCAGGTCTGCGTGAAGGACGCGGCACCGGCGTACGGGAGGCTGATGCCGTGAGTCTCGACCTTGGCAGTCTCCACCTGGAAGCCCGGCAACGACGTGGATTGACACTTGAAGGTGATGTCCCGTGTGTCAGGCATACCGGGGATGGTCGGGAAGTACAGATCGAAGTTGTGGCCCAAGGCGGGTTCGCCAACCTCGATCATGTTCTGCAGAGAAGTGCGAGTGGGTGCAGTTGCCATGTGATTACTCCTTAGCCCACAGTCTGCACGACTTCGTCAACCGTGACCGTGCGCTTGGTGATCGAGAAGTCCAGATCGAGTTCGTGGATGGGGATGGTCGGGTAGAGGACCACCAGCACCTTGCGGACACCGGCGATTTCCATGTCGGCCGTGTTGTTGCGCGAGTCCGATACCAGAGCGTAGTCGCTCAGGGCTCGGGCCGTCACCATCGTGGACAGGTACGTGTCGTACGTCTTTAGCAGGGCGCGAACAGTGAACTCGTCGTTCTGCTCTTGCAGGAAGTACAAGCCAGCGAAGTACATCGAGGTCTTGATGGTGTTGGCAATGCGTCGCACCGACAACCACGACAACGCCGAAGCCTTGTTCTGCAGAGTGCGCTGTTCCCAGAGCGCCGTGCCAGCGCCCAGCAGGGTGCGGACATAGTTGACTTGTGCAGCCTCCATGTTGTCCATCTCCGGTTCCTCGTAGATATAACGAGTGCCGAGGATGTCCAGCAGGCCACGATTCAGACCTGCGATGGAGAACGCCGGGTTGGCGAGCTTGTCGGTGCGGGCACACAGGGCTGCGGCCCAGCCTGAGAACGGCACTAGCAGAGACTTCTGCAGGCGATCGTCAGCTTCCAGAACATCGGGGCTGAACAGAGCCGAGTAGTTCGAGTTCAGGTTCAGCGTGACTTGCCGGTAGTTGATAGCCTGTTGCGCCTTCTGGCGATCCGAGGGCACATCCAGCATTGCCACGCAGTCACCGCGCGATTGTGCCAAGCTGTCCATGGCTCGCTGAGCGATCGGGTCAGCCACGCCACCGTTGATCAGGGTACGGACCGGAACGATGTTTCGGTTGGCGAACTTCGAGGACCAGACACCTGCAATCGTGTAGGACGTAGGAGCAGCGCCAGAGGTGCCACCGTCAAGGTTCGTGCGCGGCAGATTCATGGGGTTGACCGCACCGATCACAGTACTCAGGTTCGACGTGTAGCGCATCATGTCCGAGAAGGAGTTGATGCGGCTTTCCATCTCGGTAGTGGAGCCAGTACCGTCGTTCTCGTCGTCGAACGACACATCCCACGTTTCCACAGGCACGCTGGGGTTCACAGCCGTGTTGTAGAACTCGACCGTGAAGATCGTGCTCGCCGGGGCAGCTTGAGCCGGGTCGGTGATGGGCTTCTTGGACATGTCGGGGACGAGCTCACCCGTATCCACGAAGGACTGCGTGCCCTGGCCGATCTGAGCAATGAGGCCCATGCCAGCACCTGAAGTCGAGCGACCGTACAGGTTGTACCCATAGGCGTTCGGCATGAGGTCCCAGCCGATGGTGATGCTGCCTGCGGTGACCGAACCAGCGATGACCACGGTGATGGCTTGGGATGCCAGCGTCTCACCGTTGGGGCCAATGGCCGAGATCATGTACTGATATGTACCCGCCGTCATCACGCCGCCCGTGCTGCTCGCATCGGACGTGATGTTGGTCGGCGTTGCCGGGTCCTTCGTGACGAACTCGACTGCGTAGTCATCGGCGTAAGAGCCGGGACCTGGGTCCGGATAGAACAGACCCACACACTGCTGAGTACCGGTGACGAAGGAGTCCCAGTTCGGCGACTTCGGGTCTTCCACACCGCCAGCGATAGGCTTGAACTCCAGCGTGCCGTCCTGGTTGCGCAGGAGAGCCAGAGCAGCGTACATCGCACCCGTGCCGACAGCACGGCAGGCGTAGAGCTGATTGCCTTCGCGGAAGTAGTCGCGAGCCGTGTAGCCGGTGAAGCTCACCAGCGGATCGGCATCACCGAACTTCGCGCGGAAACCATCGTACGAGTTGTACAGGCGCACGTCGGTGGGACCCATCGAACTGACGATAACCTCGCCCGCCGTGCTGGTGGATGCGTTGATGACGATACTGGAGAGGTCAACCTCCGTCATGTACACGTCACTGCGACGGTTCTGGATGAGAGACATGGATTACACCTCGATGACTTTGATGTGCTTGTTCAGCACGAGGTAGTTCCGGTCCACGGTATGGCCTGCCGGAAGCTTGACGTGGCGACGACCCATGACGTGCATGTAGTCCACATCGCCGTTGGCGTTGCGCAGTTGGACCGTCGCCTTGACCGAGCTGCCATTCACCACGTAGGGAACCTTGGGGGCAGTCTCCACACGATCCTTCAGCTTCTCGGTGGTAACATCGAGCGCTTCCGGCTGGATGGTGCTGGTCGGAGTTGAGGAACTCATGGTTGATCTCCGTTTGATAAATCCCACTGCTCGACTGCGCCTACATCATTGCCGAACTGCGCATCGAGCTTCAATTTGACGAGCTCACCAGCCTGGGCGAGCTGCACTTCAGACATGTAGCCCTTGATTTGGACCTGAGTCTGAACCTTGTAGCCGGACTCTTCCTCGGAAGGGCTGGGACGCTCGCCAGGGACGTTCACCGTGAGATCACCGGTAGCGCCAATCTTGACGCGCAGCTTGCCAATCTCGATGGCAAACTTGAACAGTCCCATGCGGCAGGCCATCAACCAGCGCTTCGTGTACCAGAGCACAGAGTGATCACCAGCGGCTGCATTCGTCTCGTAAGTGATGTCCAGGTTGAAGATCACCGGGAGCAGACGGACGTTCACCGCAGCGTTGCCACCAGGACCGACGTTGACTACTAGCCCCTTGCGCAACAGATAGCGCGGGACATAGTGATCGGCTGACTCAGGGCTTGCTATTGTTGACACCTTGGCATACGCGAAGGGGTAGACTGGTTGGTGTCCTTCGCGACGCTGCTGTAGAATCTTGATTGCGTCGGTAGTCTGGGCGATGACGAGATCACAGCCGAACGTCTTGTAGTAGCGTTGTTGAAAGCCGTCGAGAATACGATCCTCAATGGCGGGTATTCTTTCCATAGCGGCTCCTATACGAAAAACGGGGTTGCAGAGGTCATCCCCCGCAACCCCGTCTGTCAGGAGGTCAAGCCAGAAGTCGAACCCCTGACGGAGCCTAGGCTCACTTGCGGCGCTGCGGCTTGACCACGACGCGGCTGGCCTGTATCGGCTTCTTGACCGGCTTGGCCTTGACGCCAGTCAGTCGAGCGATGACCGAGGCGAACTCGTTGGCTTCCTCTTCCATCGGCTCGACGTCCTCTTCCACTTCGACATCCTCGTCGAGGTCCAGGTCGTCGACATCCACATCGTCGACATCGGCTTCTTCGAGGATCTCTTCCGGCGAAGTGTCCTCCAGATGCTCGAGACCGTCGGTCGGATCGGCTTCGGCGTTGATGTCGTCACCGTTCAGCAGGCGGTCGATTTCCTCGTCGGACATTTCGTCCGAAGGGGCTTCCGCTTCAGCACGCAGACGAGCCGCCGTCATGGCTCGCAGGCCATAGGCGTTGGTGGCATCCAGCGTCTGGATCGCAGCGGTGATGCTGGGGTCCTTGACGGCCTGGAAGAAGGCGCGAGCGGCAACCGCCACGCGACCTTGACGAGCCAGCTCTGCAGCCAGCGCCATGCAGTCCAGAGCGCGATTGTACGTCGCCAGGACCTTAGGGGCCTTCACTTGCGTGGAGGCTACGGTCTTTTGGGGTTTCTTGATCATGTGCGTTCTCCGGTAGGGTGAGAAGACTGCTAAGAGGGTTGAGACCCGAAGGGCTCAACCACATCTTAACGGGTCGTCACACACGAATCCCCTTAGCCACGCTCCGCGTCGATGCGATCATCGACGCCCAGCTCTGGGTGAGAACCCACCCACGACCCGGAATACCTTCGGTTTCGATGCCGATCGGCGCCGATTGCAGCGAGTCGCGGTCAGCGTAGGCACCGTGGTTCACGGCGTCGGACACGACGTACATTTCGCCGGCGTTCAGCACGCGATGCTGTTCGTGGCGGTAGGCGTCGGAGGTCACGGTCATGCCCCACATCGTGGCGAGCTCACCGGTCAGCAGCAGTTCGTGACGAGCGATGGGCGACAGGGCCGAGTGGAACTCGGTGTTGCCGATGATGTCTTCGTACAGGTCGGCAGCGATCAGGAAGTGCGGAGCCTTCAGACCCCATTGGGTCACGTTGACACGCAGGCTGGCGACAGCGTAGGGGGTCAGCTGACCCGACACGACCAGCAGAGGGTTGCCGTCCTGGGTGCCAGCGGCGGCGTCGGCTTGACGCTTCCACAGGCGGTCTTCCGTCACCATGAAGGCTTCGGTGGCTTCCGTGTACTTCTCGCCGAGGGGGTCACCGGGCGACTGGTTCAGGTCGTTTTGGGTGATGTACGGACGGGCGACCAGCACCATTTCCGCCGGGGTGTAGAAGTTGTCCTTCACCACCTGAGTATCGACGCGGCCGGGGGCGGTCGAGACGACGGCGACGGTGTCCTTCTTGTACATCTTGAAGCGGACGATCGAGCCTTGGGCAGGGTTCGTCTTGGCCAGGAACTTGCGGGCAAAGCCCTGACGGTTCTGGGTGATGTACAGGGCGTCGGTCAGGCGTTCACCGACCAGCTTGTGATAGCCCTTGTCCGCGAAGACCGCAGCGATCAGTTGCTTGTTCGATTCTTCCTTGGCGCGGATCTCTTCGGCCGTGGCGATCAGGCCCGAAGCCGCAGCTTCCAGGAACTTCTTCTGCTGGAGCAGCAAGTCCTGCTTGGACGAGGCGTTCAACTCGCCGTTACGGCCGACGGCCAGCTCACCACCCGGGGTGAAGCGGTAGTCCGTCGCGACCACGGGATGCGCGGAGGCGCGAATCTTGGTTGCTTTCATGTTGGATGACTCCTGAGTTGATGGATGTGACCTGGCCGATTAGCTCAGGAAGATGCCGAGGTACGGAACTTGCGAGCTGGGCACGGCGGTGATCGTCGCGTTGGCGATGACGTTGCCCGTGCCGTTCTGGTCGGTGACCTGACCGTTGGCGGCGAGCTTCACCTGCGTGGCAGCCAGCCAGTTGACCGAAGCGTCGAAGGCCGACGTGAAGATCTGACCCTTGCTGATGTAGCCGACCTGGTCGACGTAGTTGCCGACATAGCCACCGGGCTGAGCGTTGCCGAACAGCGCAGTGCGCTCGTAGACGGTCAGGGCGTACTTGTAGGTCACGACCACGGTGTCGCCAGCGGTCAGGCCGGAGATCACGTTGCCGGTCACCGTCACGCCACCGGTCACGGGCACGGGGGCGGGCGGAACCACCGACATGTCCATGATGCCGACTTGGCCGGCGATGGGGGTTTTGATCAAGGTGACCTTGCCGTCAGCCGGGACGACGTAGGTTTCGATGGCATTGTGGAAGGGTTCTTCGAACGCAGCACCGACCGTGTGGGCCAGGGCGAAACCGACAAAGATGTCGGAGGCTTCACCCGTCGAGGGCAGAACGCCTGCCGTCTGGTTGGTGTTGGTGCGGACGAGGGCTTGACCTTCCTCGGTGATCATGGCACCGGGGGCGACAGCGAACTCACCGCTGATCGGGCCGTGCGTCAAGGGCGCGTAGATGGACATGGAGTATGCTCCTTAATGGTGAATTGCTGGCTCAGATGTTGAGGCCGTAGGTGAACAGCGGAGTTTCGCCACGCAAAACCGATTCGGTCAGCGAGGAGGCGTTGATGCTGGTGGGTGTGGAGGCCGCGCCAGCTTGCAAGGCAGTGACCTTCGCGGGGCGACGCAGCAGGGCTGCGGTGAGACCGGCAGTGACCGGAGACTGGGAGTCCTCGTCACCGTCGAACTCGTAGCCATCGTCGTCACCGTCTTCCGGGCACTCGTCGTTGGCGACGACGCGACGACGGCTGGTGACCTCGACGACGTCTTCCGGAGTGTCGTTGACCAGATCCAGAGCTTCGGCGTAGTCAGCACGAACTTGTTCGCTCATGGCCGACAACTTGTGGGCCAGCGCCAGAGTGTTCTGGATGTAGCCTTGACCGTACGAAGCGAAGATACGCTGCAACATGCGTTGGGGGTTTTTCATGCCAGCCTGAACCAGTTCCTGCTCCAGAGCGGCACGCAGGGGGTTCTCGACTTGACTGAAGAAGTTGCGGCTGATGCCGACGGCGGCGATGGCGATCGACTGATCCAGCGCAGCTTGCTTGGCAGCTTGCACCTTGGTCAGGCGCTTCTCGATGTTGGCGGCTTCCAGCTTGATGGTCTTGGCGACCACCTTCGAGGCCGACAGCGACAAGCGCTCGGTCTTGAAGCCGTTGGCAACCAGAGCAGCCATCAGACCGTGCTTCTTGGCTTCAGCCAGCAGGAGCTGATGGTAGGCCGGAGCAGCGTAGACGTCGAGGACTTCAGCCTTCTTGGCGGCGGCTTTGGTCATGGTGGCGACGACCGTGGTGTTCTTCACAGCGCACAGCGTACCAGCGTTCATGACGAAGGCCACGTTCTGGATGGTGTCGTCCACTTGGCGAATCTCGCCGATGGGCAGCGAGGAGGGGTCTTCCTCGACATCAGCGTCGAGACCGAGTTGGTCGTCCGAACCGCTGTCTTCCGTGGCGATGTCGAGAGCCTCTTCCTCGGGGGGAGTGGGCAGCTCGTCTTCCTCGTCCTCGGCGTCCCAGTCGATATCACCGTCCTGACCTTCGTCCACGTCGGCTTCGACCATGGACGGATCGAACACGTTGACTTCGCCGTCACCGAGGGTGTCGACGTTACCCTCGCTGGCGTCGATCTCGGTATCGCCTTGTGCGTTCTCGAGCAGAGTGTCGCTGTCGTCGGTATCGAGGTAGTCCTGGACCGGATCGACGTCGTTGTCGATAGTCGAGATGTTGTTCGAACCGTCCGTACCAGCCGGATTGTCGATGTCAGCAGCGGCGATCTTGCGAGCCGATGCCCGGACCGTCTTGGACTTGGTCAAGCCCTTGTTGGTCTTGTCGTGATTGGAGAAGTGCAGGTCTCCACTCTCGTACGTTTCGGGGTCGATCAGACCGGCCGGCTCCATGGCATTGGTGACGGTCGTGTCCTCGACGTCCAAGATCGACAAGTCTTTGGGCTTCTTGTCGTGGTTCGAGAAGTGGAGGGTCCCGGCCTTCACCTTACGGAGTTGCTTGATGGCCATGTTGGTTCCTCTTGAGAAGGGTGTTAGCGTGGTGAGCGCGAACAGTTATAAAATTGTAAGGTGTGCGACTCAGACTGCTACACTGCATCAGAGTCCGTGATGAAGACCAGCTTGAGCTTCTTGGTCTTATCCACTTCGAACGAGAGTTCCCATCCCAACGAATTCAGGGTTTGGGCTAGTCTGATCATGGACTTGGCATTAATGGCGGGGCAGCGAACACCATTGAGCGTAACCTCTACAGTCTCACGCTGCGTGAGCCAGTCAGTGCCGCTGACAGGACGACGAGCCATCACACTGATACCAATCATTTTCAGCATGGATTTAACTGCTGCCGCGTGTTCAGGTGAGACAGAATCGGCATCGGCAACTACAGGTTTGCCAGTCAGGGCTGCCAGGATTTGCTTATCAGAGATCATAAGAGTCCTCAAGATTGAGCAAGATCATACATGAAGTCCGACTGAGCGGGAACCCAGGCAGGATCTTCAACAGTGGAACACTCTCCGGGCGTGAGCTCGTGAGCGTTGCGGAACAGGAGAGACTCCTGATTCGAGAGTGGGTCCTTCACGATGTCCCACTCCAGAGACTTCTTGAGTCGGTAACTGTACCTCGGATCATCGAGGCGGACGCCTGACAGACCGCAGGTGAAGTACTGGCACGTAGCTCCCATGGAGTACGTACTGACCTCGCCACGCTGGATGCGACTGACACGATCAACTGCCTTGGTCTTGTCGAAGGCGAGCAGAGCCATGACCATCCAGTGGCGACCATTGCCATAGTTCTTGATGCGAACCAGGGATGTATCCAGGATAATGCCCAGAGCTGTCTCGGGGTCGTCCGCCTGATGCTCCTCGTGAGTAGGGCAGCCTGTCCAAGCCTTGTAGACCAGACGATTGACCGGAGGCTCCCGGAACTTAACGAGCTCGTACAGAGGGAAGGCCACGCCGTTGCGGTTGGGAATGTCCGACGGAATCATCGGCGTGTTCACCACCACGTAGTCTTCGATGTTGCTGCTGATCTTGTACTTCTTGGCAGCGAAGGGGAGCCACTTGTTGTAGTCCAGAGTCTCCTCTGGATGGGTCGTGGTCGCCCGGATGTGCTTCATGTAGTCGCGGCCTTCGGCACCATCGACATCGATAGGCTTCAGACCGCCGACCATGCGCTGACTGGTGATCTTCACACCGAAGTTACCCTTCGAGTGAATCTGAATAGAGTGCGACATAAATCAGCGTCCCAGAATGTAGAATTCGGCCGTGGTCGTGAACTCAATCTTGATGGCTGTGAAGTTCGGCACAGGAGCTTCGAGGATATCACCCTCGGCCACCGAAGTCTTCTTGACCCAGATAGAGGGGTCAGCCGCAGCCGGATCCAGGTTCTTGGCCCGCGCATAGTTGGCGAGTGTGAAGGAGACGTCGACACTGCCACCGATCGCTTGAAAGAGCACGGGGAAGTTGACGTCCGGGTGCGTCTGGACATCGCTATCCTTCAGCACAAGGACATCCCCAGCCTTGCCGTGTATCTCGACGTGGGCGGAGCTGTCCGAGATGTTGCGCACTCCAGCACCGAGGGGCTTCTTACCCCAATGTACTCGACGAGCACCGTTGTTACCCAGCAAGACTGCTGTCATGATGGCCTCTCTTCAGTGGGTTAGACCGTGGGATCTTCGGCGGGAGCATCTTCGCCACCCTCGTCGGGGGTGTCGGGCGAGTCGCCTTGATCGGAGGTGCCGGTGTCGTCCTGTCCGGAAGTGTCCGAAGTGTCACCTTCGTCGGGTTGCTCGGCAACCGGATCTTCGG